ATGCCGACCTGCCCATGCTGTGGTCAGTCAATCCCGCTCGGGCAGGCACGCCTCACCGATAACGAGATACGGCGCCTGCCTATGGGGAATCAGAACGACGACGAACTGACCCTCATCGAGTGGCAGTGTGTCAAGGCGGCAGCGGTTTACTACGAGGTCACCGACTGGACGTCCAAGGTCGATACGTCACTGTCCTACGGTGAGAACATCGACCTGATGGCGCGGCACGGAACGAATATGGACGCGGCCGGTGGCGCGACGTTGAAGGACCTCGCTGCCAAAGAAAAGGAAAAGATGAGGACCCGATAATGACCGAGACAAGACCTGTACCCGACTTTCTGTTCGACGAGTACCTATCAGCATCGAGAGTGAAAACGTTCTCGCAGTGCCCTCTCAAGTGGTGGTTCGGATACGCCGCTGACGAGGAGAGAACGAAACCCGAGAAGGGTTATCGAGAAAAGGGCACGGCAGTGCACGAGGCGATTGAAGACGTCCTCAGAGACGACGACAGCATACGAGACAGCGGTACCTTATCGCACAGGTTCAAACGTGCCTACCGCGACAAGGACCCGGACATACCGAAGTGGATGTACGACTCGGGCCTGAATTGCTGCGACAACGCTGCGAAGTACATCGAGAAGTACGGTGCGGACATGACGTTCCGTGGGTTCGAGGTCGAGCATCAGTACCACGTCGGTGGCGAGGTCAACAAAGGGTTCAACGCCAAGATGGACATCGTCACCGAGGAAGGTGTCCTCGACTGGAAGACGGGCAAGCGGAAGGACAGCAACGGCGACGTGCGTGACTATCGGAAGCGCGAGGAACTGATTCAGGGGATGGTGTACGCAGGCGCGTACCTCAACAAGTACGGCGAGTATCCGGAGTACGTCACGTTCGTCTACCTGGGCGACGGCGAGATTCGTAACCTGCAACCGACTGAGGAACGCTGGTCGGAGATGAAGCAGTACGCTCGCGCACTCCTGCAAGCGATGGGAGCAGGAGAATTCCCCGCGAAGACAGGCGGGCACTGCTCGTTCTGCGACTACGAGTTTGTGTGCCCGGCGCAGGACGTGAGCATGGCGAACGTCTCATACTGGCGCTACTAACATGACGAAAGACGAATTTCCCTGCCCGGGTGAGGAGTGTGGGAAGGTGTACGCGAGTCGGTCAGGGAAGTGGTATCACGTTCGTAGTCATCACTCCGAACTTCTTGACCATGACTGTCCAGCGTGTGACGAGGCATTCCGGACGCAGGCAGGTATGAAACAACACTACGCGAAGACACACGGTGAAACGCTGTCGTTCGTTGAAAAAGAGTGCGAGTGGTGTGGTGATACCTTCGACGTAGACGAGAACCGACTCGAGACGGAGGACGAGTTTACGGGTCGGTTTTGTACTGACGATTGCTACCGTGATTGGTTCAGCGATGAACGTGAGAACCACCCCAACTGGAGGGGCGGGTACGAGCGGATAGATTACGGTACGACGTGGGAGGAGAAGCGTCAAGAAATCCTCGAGCGTGACAGGTACGAGTGTCGGATTTGTGGGCGTGGCGAGTCGATTAAAGACCCGCTTCACGTCCACCATCTTGTGAAGGTTAAGAAGTTCGACGACCCAGACGACGCGCATATGAGAGATAATCTGATAACGCTCTGCTCGTCCCATCATCGACTCGTTGAGACGGGTAGGATTGAGTGTCCTGACCCCGAAGCCATAGACGAGGTTGACGTGGATGACGTGCTTGATTACTGACGACCGATAATAGGTGATTAGATGAGCGATAAATTGGTTCGAGTAACGGACCTCGACGACGAAGAACAGGACGGTGACCCCATCGTTCGCGTGGTCGGACGCGACGAGAATGACGAGCGCGACGTTACAGTCATCGGGGGCACCGAACCGTACCTGTTCGTACCGCCTCACGAAAGCGCGACTCAGGACTGCGTAGTTCGTGAAGAGCATGGGTACGAAGGGTATGACGGGCGACCTCTCAAGAAGGTCGTGACGAAACTACCGAAGAACGTCAGCAGTACCCGGGACGACTTCTCGGTGACATACGAAGCGGACATCCCGTTCTCGCGGCGTGTGTCAGTCGACTACGGGTTGTCGGGTTACATCCGCGTGCCTGACCGGAAACACTGCGACATCTCCGAAGTCGAGACAGATATCGACGAGGCGGAGGTCGAGTCGATTGACCCGCGCGTGGTCATGGCAGACATCGAGGCGCTGCCCGACTACGGCATCGACTTCGACGAGTTTACGAACGAGGCGCCTGGGGAAATCATAATGATTACCGCCTACGACACGCACACCGGGAAGTACGACGTTTTCGTACTCGACCCGGGGCGTGAGGTGGACCCGCAGGAGGTCAAGCATCATCTCGGCGACCACTGGAACGGTCACGAGTTAGCGCCTCAGTTCGTGCAAGCAGACATCGACCTGACGATTGCTGATAGCGAGTCAGCGATGCTCAACTCCTTCCTCGACTACATCGAGGACGTGCGACCTGACCTCCTCTCCGGGTGGAATTGGGAGGACTTCGACCACCGATACCTCATCAATCGGATGGACAACCTCAGCGGGGTCGACCCGTGGCGTCTGTCCGACGTGGGAGGTATCTCGCGCAACTACCGAAACGACCTCGAGACGATGGTCGGTCGTATCGACGGGTTGCCAGGGTTCGACATGATGGGCGCGTACTGCGACCAGATGGTGTTCAGCGACTGGCGGTCGAAGTCGCTGGATTACGTGTCGAACGAGGAGTTGGGCGTCGGTAAGGTCGAAGACATCAACATCCGCGAAGGGTACGAGAAGGACCGGAGTCGACTGACGGCGTACAACATAATCGACACGCAGTTGCTCGTCGCGCTCGACGACATGGCAGACATCCACGGGTTCTTCTACCAACTCTCCGACCTCACCGGCGTCCCGATTTACGACACGTTCTCCGCCATGCGTCTCGTGGACGGGTTCGTCATGTCCCGACGTGAGGACGACGAGATTCTCCCGAACGCGGATGGCGTCGAGGTAGACAACGCCGCCGGGGGTCTCGTTCTCGCACCGTCGTCCGGCATCGCTGAGTGGGTCGGGGTCATCGACCTGAAGTCGCTGTATCCGTCCTCGATTATGACGGGTAACATCTCGAAGGAGACGATGACCAACGACAACGACGAGGCAGACGTTATCGTCCCGTGGATGCCGGAGAAGGAGGACGACTTCGGTGGTACAATTGAGCGCGAGCATATCGACTTCGACGCTGAACGCGGGCAGGGGTTGAAACTCGACGACGAGGGTATCATGCCCAAGTACCTCAAGTTGCTGTTCAGCGAACGCGAGGAGATGAAGGACAACCGGAATCAGTACGAACCGGACACACCCATGTACCAGGTGTGGGACCACAAGCAGTCGGCGGTGAAGGTCATTATGAACTCCTTCTTCGGAGTCAGCAACAACAAGTATTACCGCCTGGCGTCTCCGGAATTGGGTGACACCATCACCGGGTTGTCTCGCTTCATCCTATGGACGGGTGTCGAGATATGCGAGGAACTGGGATACGAGGTACTCTACGGCGACACTGACTCGGTCATGGTGTCGCTCGCTGACCCCGAAGAGTTCGAGGACCTGACCGAGCGGGAAGCGATGGAGAAGGTCGTCGAGCGCGGCAAGGAGGTCGAGCGTCGTATCAACGAAGAAATCGGGCGGGCAGCAGACGACATAGGTCTCGGTGACGAGCATCCGTTCATCGACCTGAGCGAACTGCCTCACAACCTGCCCGACGACGAAAACCATGCGTGGGCGTTCGAGTTTGAGAAACTGTTCCGCCGCTTCTTCCAACACGGCAAGAAGAAGCGATACGCGGGCGGTTGCGTGTGGAAGGAGGGCAAGTACATGAAGGACGACGCGGGTAACATCGTCCCGAAACCGTCGATTACCGGGTACGAGTCAGAGCGTAGTGACTCCCCGGAATTGACGGAAGAGGCACAACCCGAAGTCATCAAGATGATTCTCGACGACGCCGACTTTGAGGACGTGAGCGAGTACCTCAAAGGACTGTGCGACGACATCCGTAGCGAGGATATTGAACTGCGGAAAATCGCAAAACCGGGAACCATCAACGACCCGCTCAACTCGTACTCGTCGCCCACGTTGTCGGTGCGTGCTGCCATCTACTCGAACGAGCATCTCGAGTACGACTGGTCGCACGGTGACCAACCGTGGATTATGTATATCAAGAAAACACCTGCTATGAAACCCAATACTGACGTAATAGCACTTCAGTGGTGGGACGACGTACCAGATGGGTTCCAGTTAGATTACGAACGACACGTACAGAAAACTCTCAAAGCGCCACTCTCGCCGATATTAAAAGAGGTAGGGTGGAATTTTGAGGAATTGGCAGCAGGAGCGAGGACCGAAGAAATTGAACTTGGTAACGGAGGCAGTAGTAATCCGTTCGGAGGAGACGACGATAACGACGAAGGAGGTGAGAACGGTGTCCTCGACTTCTGAGTGTGAACAGTGTGGGCGTTCGTTCGAGATGCTCTCGAAACACTGGGCGCAGGCAGAATGTGAGCGACCGCTGATGACCGACAGGCAAATCTCAATCGTCGAAGGTCTGTATATCGGTGATGGTTGGTTGAGTCGAGATTCCAGTCATCCCGCCGTTTCCGTTGAGATGGTCAATCGTCAGTTTATTGACTGGCTGGCGGATGAACTCTCGCCGTTCGCTAATACGGTGAGGAAAAGAGGAGACATCCCAGACGGTAGCAAACAGACATACCTGTTCAGAACTTCATCTCACCCCGACCTCGACCATATTGTGTCGTGGGACGACGACGGTAAGAAAATTCCCCGTGACTACGACTTGGATTCAACCGCTGCTGGTGTGTGGTATTGCTGTGACGGGCATATGAATCGTCAGTCGGTCAGTCCTCGTGTCGGCATCAGTAACAAAAATGAATCCGAACGGCCGAGCGTTCTCGTTGAGATGTTCGAGGACAAAGGATTCAACCCGACCTATTCAGTCGGTGCGTATATGATGTATTTCCCCGTCGATGAAACCGAGGATGTTCTTTCGTGGATGGAAGGACCGATTCCTGGGTTTGAGCGGAAATGGAGGTTAGAAAAATGAGCGAGATAGAAATAAAAGTAGCAAAACCTGGTAGCGAGCGTCTTGAAGAAATAGATGAGTTCTTCCAAGACGTACAGATAGAACAGAGTTTGTACTGGTTCGTGCGACGGGAGAACGTCGAGCGTTGTGCGCGTCGGGAGGACAGGCGTCTCCTGTATTTCCTGCGCGGAGACCGCGTGTCTGGCGCGTGCATGGTGTGGAAGGAGTCAGACATCCTGTCACCCGAAGAAGCGTGTCTCCGTAACATCGCTGTCGCTGCGAAGGACCGCGGCGAAGGTCTCGGGACAGCGATGCTCGAAGAGGCAGTCGCCTACGCAGAAGAACACGGCAAGGAGGTCATGGTTGCTGACCTCTTATCGACCGCCGACTGTAACGACTGGTGGATGGACAACGGGTTCAAAGCAGTCGATTACTACTACACGAACCGGGGCAACCGCATGACCGTGTACGAACGCGAACTGGAACCCGATTACCGGGTTGAGGACCCGCTCAACTTCTGACCATGAGCTACAGAATCGTCCTTCTCTCGCTCGTCATGGGTATGGTCGTCGGGGGTCTGTTCGCGTACATGGACCTGCCGATTCCCGCGCCGCCGAACCTCGCAGGAGTCATGGGAATCGTCGGGTTATATCTCGGGTTCAAACTCGTGCAGGTGATGGCATGACCTACGAACGACCGGAGTTACCGAAGATGGGACTGTTCCACAACTTACTGTGGGTCGAGAAGGCGAGGTACTGGACGACGAACGAAAACGACCAACCCGAGTGCAGGATACCCGAGGCGCACAGAATCACAGGCAGCATGCGCACGCTACAGTGGTTCCCGTCAGGTGAAGAATGACTAACCGAGAAGTTCAAGTGTTCATACCCTCAACAGGGTATTATGGAGGAAGCCGAACTCCACTACCTCGGAGGAATAGTCGATGCCGACGGGTCGGTTCGCGTCGGTGTTCAAAAAGTCGACCGGGCGAGACACGGATTCTAC